CCTAGCTTGTAGGTGCTCGCCGCGTCTATGTAGCTCAGCAAAGTACGACGCAACTCAGATGCGGCTTGGCGTACATCGCTGGCACCATTGCTGGCGAGCCCTTTGAAACGCAGGGTAAATACAGTCCCAACAGGAACAATCGGGCGTGAGTTATCTAAAACGTTGTCGGGCCAATATCCCCCACGTCCGTTAAGTTCAATTCCTAGATCTGCCCGCAGGCTGGATGAACCTCTTTCGTCACGATCCAGATAAACAACGTTGATCGGAATTGGCGCCGTAACGCCGCACCGTGTCATCGTGGACGGTGAAAATGCTTGGCTAAAGCCTTCTGCTTTTTGCGCTCCAGTTAAGGCAGCACGGTAAACAAACGCTGATGCAGGCTCGTTGACGCTCGTTGGATCTGTGCCAGCGCCGAAGCGTTGATCACTAAAACGCAGAATTCCGTTTTGACGTAAATACAGCCAATACTTTTGCGCGCCAAACTGACGCAGGGTTGCCTGACCAAAGGCTGTGCGGGCCACATCAATGCCGGTGGGATCAATGTTTGACGCGCCAATCACTGCAGCCATCTGCATGAACTGACTGGAGCCAAAGCTGCTGACAGCGGACCACACCATTGAGGTGTTGACGCGAACGCCGCCCGTTGTGTTTTGGTCGGTGTTGCAATAAACCAGATTGACGGGATCGCCGTACTTCGCCAACTCCTGTGCGCTGTTAAATCCGAAACGCGGGGAAAATGCTTGATCGCGTCTACGGCGTTGGTCCTGTTGCGAAGGTAGTTCTGGCTTTGGTGCTAATAACGCGGCGCCTACCTGAAACAGGATGCCAACAATAGTTAGAACTAAACCGATTGTTCCCGGATCGTTTTGTGGCAGTAACAGGCGATCTTCAGGCAGTTTTGTGTGATCAAATTGCGCCTGTACAAAGTTCAGATATTCCTGCTCGCTAATGCCCAGCTCAGCAATCAGCTGGTGTTCGTAGGGCAGTAGGCGGCGGGTCATTTGTGAAGCCTGAAATAATGGCCGTGATTAGGCGGAAGCGGAGCCAGCACCACGCCGGATCTCTCGCTGATAAACAAAACGTTGCCGTCGTCTAACACTGTACCCATGGCGCCGCCCTTTGTACCAGGCAGCAACACAACCGCGTGACGCTCAGGACCATCTAGCCGCGTGCCGTTTTGTAGCAGCCATTTCGCCATGATCCGACGCGGAAAGGTGTCGTCGGTATAGCGCTCAAAGTACCAAGCAAAATCTGGTGTGTGATCGTAGTAGCCGAGCCGGCGGCGAACTTCGGCAAACAGTAGGCAGCAATCGACCGTGCCTGAACCATCGCCGGGGTAGGCGCCCCACGCACGCTTCAAGCCGATTAGGTCGTTCACCGCAAATACAGTTCGCTGTTAAGAGGTAGCGGGCCAACGTTTTCGCGTGTCAAGGTTCGAGCTGGAAAGGCACTGCCCACGCTGTCAATCGCAGAGCGGAAACGAAGTTCAACAGTGGTTTCGCTAAAGCTGGCGCCAATGCCGACGTAGTAATCGGTCAACGGTGTCAAGATTTGATCGCTGGCATTAAGCCATGCTGTCGTAAACGCCAAGGTGCTCAAGCGGTTGCCGTTGGCTTGCTCCACGAGCCGCAGCACAACCTCTAAGTTCGGGAACAGTACCTGCAGCGTTTCGTTATCGCCGTTCAACGTGGCAAGCGCACCAGATGCCTGAAACGGAGCAAAGCCGTAAGCCTCGCTCAAGTACGAACTACTCGCGCCAACAAAATAATTCTGATAGCGGTGAACGACGCCACTAGCAGTTGTCAGTTTGAAATACTGCGCGATGCGGATTTCGCTCATCAGTAATCAAGCTCCCCGGCAAGGCTGATCGTCACCGTGTTGCGTCCTACGTAGACCGAACGCACTTCAGGCGGGCTGGTGTATTCCCACTTGATCTGCGTGGGCGATTGGATCTTGCTGGTTAGCGTTGCGTCCATCCCGGCGAATGTTTCGGCGGGCAAGGTAAACCGGCTAAAACCGCCAGACGTGCCGTTGTAGTGGTCGATCAGCTGGGATGCCGCTGTGTCGGTGATGTTGGTGAAGGTCAGCTGCAGTTCGTAGCCGTAGGCGCGGTTGCCAAAGGCTCGCTTGACAGTGGCGCCAGACAAGGCGCGGTACACCTTTGTAGGGAACTGACCGAGACGGAAGCTCCGCTCTGATGGTTTGATGCCGGGGAATTGAGCAGTCATCAGCGGAGACCCACGCGGCTACGGGTGCCAGGGCTTTGCTGCAGTTTATCTAAGGTCATTGTCATCCCTCGTTTTGCCCCGTCGCTGGCAGCTTGGCGGCGGGTGGCTGCCATGGCTTGTTCCAGTTGATCGCGGCTGACGTATTCGACCCCGCCGATGTTTGTGGTCTGGAAGTTCATGTTCAGCACTGGCGTACCGCCTCCGGCTGAACTGGAACCCATGGCAGAACGCAAGTCGTTGTTTGACATGACGTTGCCACCTGTGCTGGGCAAGAACAATTCAGGTCCGCGCTCACCAACGACATAAGGCGTTCCAGCTGATACAGGACCTCCGGCCGCCAATCCGCCACCGACAGCAAAACCGGGCAGCGATGTGCTTAATCCACCAGCTCCGGCAAGATCAGGAAGGTTCAAAGCGCCTGTTGTGTCTACACCTACTTTTCCACCAAAAATACTGCCTCCGCCCAAACCCGCGAATAGTTTGGCGATACCGATTGCGATATAAGTTGCAATCATTTTTGCTCCTTCATTAGCAAGAATTTGACCGACAGTTTGTAGTAAATCAGCAAACACTTGTTTGACGGTGTTTGCCCCCGTTACTAGATCAACGATTCCATTGGTAAGCGCAGAACCTATAGCGTTTCCGATTCCTTGAGATACGCCGATCGCGGCTAACTGAAGATTTTCTAACTCTTTTACTGCATCTTTTATAAACTGTCCGATTTCGTCGCTACGAAGAAAACCTTTTTCCCAGTCAACGCCTTCCTGTAAAGACCGGAAGGTTTCCTTGTAGATTTCTTCGATGTCACGTTGTAGTTCGCGCTGTTTATCCAGCATCTCCAGTTCAGCGTCCTTTAAACGCACAATTTCTTGTGCCCGAATTACGGCTTTTTCTGTTTCGTAGTTTGCATTTAGTAAGGCTTTTGCCGCATCACGGTTAATGTCGGCTACTTTTTGATCGTACTCCAAACGTATAGCTAGTTCCTTATTCCCTTCAAAAAGAGCATCGCGTATGCCGTCTTGAGTGACGGACATAAGCTTCATAGCCTCTAAGTCTTCTTGAAGAAGTGCTGTGCGGTCTTCTGGTGGTTTGGGACCTTTTGCCCCCGCGCCACCTGACGGTGCCGCTTGGGACGGTACTTGAAAACTTGTAAGTGGACCTGCAGCTGGGGCAGTCGGAGCAAAAGCGCCAGGGACTAAACGCCGCAGCTCTGCTTGTTTCTGGCTTTCATAAAACTTTTGTGCTGCTGGATTAAACGCACGTATTCCGCCAAGTACGCCAAACTTACGTTGCGTCGTTGTTTCAGCAGCACGTGCCGCTTGTATTTCGGCTTGAGCCATACGGCCCCCATTCATTAAATCGGAAAGTCTTGAAACAGCTCTTGATACCGCGTTGACAAAATCAGTAACGCGATCAGTTAGCCACTGCATAGCCGGCCCAAACGCACGCACCAGATTTGTGGCTAAACCTGCTAAAGACTGTCCTAGAGCATTGACGCTAGCGGTCAACCGCTCCATCGCTGTTTTAGGTTTATTTGCTGCTGTTACACCTTCATTACCCATTTTTACCAGAGTATCAATAAGTGTTTGTACTGAAATGTCGCCGTCCTTTGCCATTTTTAGAATGGCATCGCGGCTGACACCGTATTTATTTGCTAGCTCTCCTTGGATATTTATTCCTTGACTTGTTAGTTGATTAAGTGTTGCTTGCGTTACTTTTCCGGATTCAAGAGCTGATGTAATAGCGTTACCTGTTTTCTCAAATGATCCACCGTACTTATCTGTAAGTGTAGTAACAAGCTGGATTGCTTTGGCTTGATCTTCAAGCTCTAGCCCCAGTCCTCGGATATTCTGGATTACTGCTGTAAATTTTTCTACATCAGTATTGGCGGTCTTAAACGCAGCAGCTAATTGCTTAGTTTGCTCTGCAGAGAAACCTAAATCTTCTCCAAGTTGTTTAACTGCTTGTCCTCTAGACGCAATATCGCCGATCAATGTTCCAAGTAATGATCCGGCAAAGCTTCCCCCAGGGCCTGCTAAACCTCCTACAAGACCACCGATAGCACCACCAGCGGCGGCTCCACCACTTTGGCCAAACAACAGTGGAAAAGCTCCGCCGATAACTGCGCCGCTTACTGCTCCCCCTAAACGTCCTCCGATACCGCGACTTGTCCGCGCAGCTGCGCCTGTCGCCGGAGGCAGAGCTGGACCTTGTACGCCAAAACCTGCGTTTGCTGTGGGAACGGCTTTGCGCTGTAAGGCTATTTGCTGTTGAATTAAACGATTTTGTCTGTCTCTTGCGGCATTAGCTTGGCCCAAGGCTTGTACGTATTGTTGTACTGCTTGGCGTTCGGCTGCTGTCCCAGCGTTTACTTTATTAAGTGTTGCAGCAGCTTTTGCAAGATTTGCATTGTAGGCATTGAGACTCTGCGAGGCACCGGCTAATTGCTTGTTTACAGTATCTACTCCTGTAGAAAGAGTATTTATTTGTTTTGTAATAGCCTGAAGCTGCTGTATGCCCTTTACGCCAATCTCAATATCGGCTCTGTAGGCAGCCACGGCGTTCCACGCATACTCTGGTACTTCAGTTTACGGTGTAAAAAAGCCGCCGGGTTAGCGGCGGCGTCTGGCCTTGTCCATCTCCTTCTGCTGGTCTTCATTCAGGATCTGGAAGTAAGCGCTCCAGCCGAGTAACTCCTCGGCGGTCATGGTTGTCCGAACTTCGGTAAGGGTTAGGCCCAGCTCCTTGGCAACGCCAAACTGGAGCATGAGCCAGTTGTCCTTGCGGAGTTCGGCGCTCAGGATTTTGGGTCGATGGGCTCGGCGTCGTCGGTCAGGATCGCCAGCATCAAAGCCTGCAAGTCTTTGTCCTTCACCTCGTTTTTCAGCACGTCCACTTCGCCGACGCTGAACAGTTTGGAGCCGGATTCGTCAAGGGCCTTGGCGATCAGCAGTTGGAGTGCGAAGGCGTTGGCATCGTCAGACTTGGCCTGCTTTTGGGCGCGTTCGCGCTCGGCCATCGTCAGCGGTGCCACCCACATTTCAAATTTGCTGCCGTCAGACAACTCAACTACTTTTTTGACTGGCTCCAGGTTGGCGGCCTTGCGGAGACGGTCGATTGCGCGTACAGGAACGGGCATACCAGTGCTTGGGGTATGGGATTAGTGTAGCGGAGTAGAAATGAAAAACCCCGGCTGGGGGCCGGGGCTTGCTGAACTGACTGCGACAGCAGACTATCAGGTGGAGGTGCTGAAGTCGAAGGTCGGAGTGCCAGCAGGGCGGAAGTTGACGGTCACCGATTGGGCGTCGTCGGGGTTGATGTTCAGGCTGGCCGAGGTCAGTACTGCATCGAAAGCGATGGAACGGCTCAGGCTCTCGCTCAGGGTGCCGCCGCTGAACACGCGGTCGGTGTAGAGCTTGAAGGCAGCGCCGTTTTGCTGGCGCTGGAGCACGTCCTCGATCATGCGGTTGGACAGGGCGGCGTCCTCGTTGGTCATGTAGACCGTCGCGGTGCCGGTGCCATCGCCGAAGCCGCTGATGTAGCTGCGGAAGGGCACATACTGACCAGGGGTTTGACCGATGGTGGTTACGTCGATCTCAGCGCGGCTGATCTCGAAACTCCAGTCGCGGACTTGGCCGACAACGGCGAAGTCGGCGTAATACACCTCAAATTCGTTGGGGGCAGCCACGGTGCCATCGTCGGTGATGGCCAGGATGGTGCCGCCAGCAGAAGTCGATACGGTGAGCGCACCAGTTGCAGCGGTGTAGCTCAGCACGTAGTAGGTGGTGGCGTCAGAGATGGGCGCAGGCAGGGTGCCGGTGCCGGAGCCGCCCGTCTGGCTGTTCACCACGCGGAATTTAACCGGGTCGCCTGCCTTGAAGTTCAGGTAGGGGGCGACGGTGATTACATCGGTGCCAGTATTGACGCCGGCTTCGCCGAAGGTGCCGGTGGTGCCGGCGGGTTTGTAGTAAAGAGCGCCGGACGTGCCGGACAAAACGGTGGTGGCCATAGGGCGTACCAAGTGGACGTTGTGGGCGGGCACTGCCCGGCTTAATACAGGTTAGCGCCTGTTCTTAAGCATCACCTACGACAAAACAGTTGCGACGTAAGAGGTATCAATCCTTCCTACAAAGTGTGGGGCTTCCTCTGTCGCTGAAAATGTCGGCCCGTTGATTTCGCCGACGCGGAAAAATACGCCGCTCGTTGTTTTGGCGGTGTTGTTTAGTGTCTCCAGGACATTGACTGCTGTAGTGATCAAGGTTTGGTTGCGGGCTGGACCTCTGCCTTTTTCCGTAAAAATGCGGATAACAACAGCGCCACGGGCGTTGTCAACGCTGCTGGTAAGCGTGGGCTCGTTGGTAATACCGAAAGTAACATTGACGCGAACGTACTCAGTGGTGGTGTTAGGTGGAACTGCTGTGATGTTGTCGAAATAAACGGGTACTGGCGGTACCAGTGCGCCAAACGCTGTAAGCAGCGGATTTTCGACAGCGGCGCGGATTGCTTGGTAATTCATAGCTTCACGCTGCGAAGTGCTTGATCCATGTAGAGGCTTATTGTCTTGTCTATTTTCCCACCGCGTATATATGTTGTGTACCAGTCCAAAGGTGCTGTGCGTTGATTAGGTCCATCCGCTTGCAGGGATAGATCACCGCGAGTGC